CGAACGTCTTCTAATTCGTCTTCGACGCCACGGAGTGACTCTTCCATATTTTCGGCCGAGCCAAAGGTGCCGGCGAATGCTTTGGCCAGGTCTTCTGTCGCACCTTCAGCGTTCCCGGCTGTTTCAGCAGCCTTTTCGAACGATCGGGCTGCACCGTCGATACCGTTCTCTATTCGCTCACCAACTTCGCCGGCATTGCTACTGATTGTAACATCGCCAAGTACGGAAAAGTCAACCATGAATTATGTGGAACAGTAGGGTGTCTTATGGGGTACGATTGAGTGCGCTTCGTCCAGCCACATTCGTCGGTGTCCCGGATGGTTGGGCACCAGACTGGGCTTGTTTCTGCATTCGTTTTGCTTTTTGCTGTTGCTTTCGACCTTCGTCTCCGCCCGATTCGCGGTAGATATCCGCGTGCAGGAGTGTTTTCACTTGGGCATCACTTAGCTCTTCGAGTCTGGCGTCACGTCGCTCGACAATCGTACCGTTTCCGTCGCACCGTTCGCACGTTTTGTCGAGCACACCGTTGATCTCGAATTCACGCCCATAGACGCTGGCTGATAGGCCAATTGACTCGGACCCGCTGCCATCGCATCTCGGGCATTCGGATTCGTGTTCAACCGTGAACTTGTATCCGGCCTGATGGAGCGTTAGGAGTTCTTGTCCGAGTCCACCTTCTGAAAATCTTTGATGGAGCCGGTCTCTTCGAAGGACATTTCGATGATCTCGGACCCGATTTCGAACAGTGTTTCGAAATCAAGCTCGGCCACGATCTCCTCAAAGTTGTGTCGTGTCAACTCTTCGTGCGCCATCGACTCGACACAGATGTTCTCGAAGGCGAGGATCGTGTCGCCGTTGACATTGGAGAGCATGTTGCGCTCCTCAGCCATTTCCTGGGCTTCGTCCTCATCCTCGGCCTCCGATAGTGTCTGCAACATTTCTTCGGGAAGCCGATTGATCTCGTCAAGGAGTACTTTCCGATTGACGACGTGTAGTTCAACATCCATCTGTGCCCCACTATCGTGGGTCAGGGTGTACTCACTGATGTCGTTGGTACTCTCGGTCACGCGCTTGTAGAATTCCATTGCGTCAACTTGTGTCATAATGAATCACTTGATTCGGGTGAAAAGTAGGAGCCGGGCACATGCCCGATGAAAAGGTGGAGCGACTGTAACAGCAAAACCGCGTTGGCGTGGTTACCGACTCGAAGCGCCGGTTACGCCACCAGAGGACACGTATGCGTCCTCACAATCGAAGTCCCACGATGACGAGGCAACATCGTCGGACGGTACGTCACGACTGAGGCCAGTTACCTGCACTTCTTCGAGCGTCCAAGTGCGGGGGAACCCGCCGGCTGCCCCCTCTTCGGGAGCCTCCTCTTTGACTGTCATGGTCACTCGCTTCGGTTCGCCAGCCTCGTGATAGTCACTCTCACCCGCACTATAGAACATGAGGTTTCGAATGACATCCTGGCCCCCGTCGTACTCGAACGAGCCGGAGTATCGAAGGCCAGTCGTTACGAGTGTGGGCTTCATTGACTGATCGGTCTGTACATCGGTCGACTGTGGGTCGATACTGAACGAGACGTTTGTGACGGCAATCTCCTGATCGCCGGCCTTGATAATGGCCTCTTGTCCAGTAATACGACTTGTGTGATCTGGTGCAACCATATATTAGTTATGTGTTAATTGTGATAGAGACATCGATTCGCTTGGCAATGCCCTGCGGTGTGACACCGAGATCGATGCCGATTTCGTCTGAACTGACCTGATACACTTCAACGAAGTACTCGTTGGTGATCAGTCGATCATCGTTTAGACCCTTCAGTTCGGATCGGATTGTGTCCTCGACTGTGTCACGAGTCCGTTCGTCGTTGATCTGGCCAATGGCCGAGTCACCGACTGTCTTGGCAATCAGGATCGTCTGATCGACAATCCGACGACGCCAGTAGTCTCGAATCCAATCGGTCTCGTCAGAGGTGGACGTGTTGTCACCGATCGTAATCGACCCGCCCTGCGGTGGCTGTCGAATCGGAATGACGTTTGCGTCTCGAAGCTCGTTTGCTTCCGTCTTCGAGAGCCGATCGTCAAGGTTATCAGTCGTCAGGTTGTCGTTGTAGATCGAGCCACCGGGTCCGAGGGCAGCGCCAGCCATGTATCCGGCCAGCGCCGGGGTAATGGTTTCGGTCGATAGCTCCTTGCGAGCCGGTGCGTGGAGGAACACGGCATCATTGTTGATGGAATCCGCATAGTTAGCCGTGTTATAGTCGGGCATCTCGCGCCCCTCTTGGTTGGCATTGGGCTCGGCTGCGGTAACACCCATCGCCAGCTTGTATTCGCCACGAAGGCCGTTCACTTCGGCCGAGAGGTCAGTTGCGATCGCCCCGCTCTCTTCGATCGGAACGATAAGCCCGGTTTCCTCGTCACCGATGGCCGTCGCTGCTTCAGCAAGGGCTGACTCGTAGTCGTAGTGCGTATAGTCGACGGTGTATGTCGCATCGCCATCGTCTTCTATTTCGACAGCGCCCGTAATCGGATTGACATACGCCTCGCCCGCTGTTCCCTCATTCGTCGGCGGGCTATCGTACTTGAAGACGACCGTGTACTCTCCGGACACATCGCCCGTAATCGTGATCTCATCTGTATCCTCGACAATCGGCGCATTAGCGAGTGTGCCCGACACACCGCCCAGGTCTTCGTCAGTGACACTGATCTCGTCCAACATCACCCCGTAGAGGAAACTGATGTTAGCACCGTTGCCTCGGGCTTCCTGCATGCCATTCGCCAGTTCGGTATCGGCCCCGAACTTGCGTTCTGCGTCGAGGCTGGAATCGATCTGTGTCAGTGTGTTCGGATCGACGGTATCCGTTGCCCCAGGATTACCGTCACCAATCAATACTACCTTCTGTTCTCGACCGATAGCAACGCCTGTGATGGCCCCACCAGCGGTCGTGATCTTTACGCCAGGAAAGTCGCCGTATGTTGTTGTACTTGCCATAGTTATCTATTGTAATACGTCGTCCTCGTTTGGACCGACGATTGACGCCACGTATGGGAGCGCACCATATTCTTCGGCTGTGTTGATGGTTTCATAGAACCATACTGTTCCGTCTTGACGCCAGCGACGGAGTGCTGGAGTCATTGACAGATCGTTTCGGACGTTGCCATCGCCCATGAAAAACTGCGTGATCTCGTCCTGTGGCACTGATGGATCGTCTGGGTCCGGAAGCGGGTCGCCAACGTGTTTGTCGTCATACCGATACAATGCGTATCGGACTGCTTCCCCGAGTTCGTACGGATCGTAGTGCCCACCTTCGGCCGTCCACAGATCGATTGCAATTGGCATCTCGAACTCCGACTCGTAGATATAACCGATTGCGTTGTCCGACCCATCGGTCGCGTAGTCGACCAGATCCGTGTTGTGCTCGTCGTAGACCATTGCGCCCGTCGTTGTTACTTCAACGATGGGCGGTCTGAGGTTCGATTGTCCGCCGTCAGCATCGATCTCATAGACCGAGTACGTCGTTTCGTCCGGAAGCCTCTCCGACTCTTTGAGCGCCCGTACAATGCTCTTGCAAACGGTATCAGGTCGGACCATGTTGTGTTAGTTTCAGAACTTCTCGAATTCTTCGGTAATACGGTTTTCTATTGCTTCGATATTGTGCATTAGTGCCCTGTACATGAATCGTTGGTCTTCGACACCAGGATGCACTGAGTACTGGAAACTGGCACCGAGTTGTTCTAGTGCAGCGGGGAAATTTTCTGGACCATAGACACCGTATTCAGTTTGAACTGGATAGCCCTCGAATGGAATGATATAGCCAGATCGGCTTGGTGCATTGATCGTGGCCTTCGTTTGGTCACGAGCTTTCGGCCCAGTTCCATACTCGTGGTACTTGATTAGTTCGTGTGTGGCACCGAAGTAGTGCTCGTTCCACGACAGACTGTAGCCCTGGATTGACTCGACCGCTTCTGCTGTCACATACGAGCTTGCTTTTCGTTTTGCATCCGGGATAATGTCCAAATCAAGTGCCTTGTCAACTCCGATTTGAATTCGCTGTAATGGCTTAAAGTCGTCACCGTATGCATCGGCACGACTTTGGAACTGGCCTGTCTCTGGATCACGGCGTGCTTCACGTTCGAAGCGTTCCGCTTCTCGTTTGAGTTCATCAGCCAGTTCTTCGAAGCCATCTTTCCAACTCATGATTAGTAGTTCGGATGGTCCTCGTAATCAGCCGGTGTAAAGTCACTCGGTGCACCAGTATCGTAGGTGTCCTCGTACCGATCATCGTCGGTATTGACTGCGATAGCAAAGTTCCCATGGCCACCGGACCCGCTCTCACGAAGTGCTTTGACAATTCGCTGGTATTCCTCCAGATACCGGGACGAGTATTCGGTGATCGTCCCGCCTCCGTCTTGCATGTCACCGATCGTCACATCGGACGGCTCTTCGGCTGCATGGGTCAGCACGTGTGTTGCCAGATTCATCACGGCCGATCGATGCGAGTTAGATAGGTTCTCCGGTTTGACCGGATCGCCGTTGTTCACGTCGAGTTCCATCGATGACTCTGCGTGGAACAGTGCCTTCCGTTTTTCTTCGACCGCGTAGTCGTCGGGTCCGGACAACGGAATGTCGTCCAGGTCGACGTACACCGGTTCGTATTCTGTTTCGACGGACATGAATGAGTGCGACGGTCAATGATGCGCTCCGTCGCTAAAACGTGGATTCGCTTACCCTTCGATCACTGCGCACGCCTTGGGGTCGATCGCCAGCCAGCCCATGCGTGTGTAGACACGGTAGACATCGGTCTGCGTCCGATCCTCTCGGTACTCCTCGGACGTGATGGGCTCTCGCTCGCCCTCGTAGCCGTAGAAGTCCGTGTCAACCATCACCGCGCCGGGATTGTCCGAATTACCACCGGCCGTTCCAGTGATATCGAAGTCATCGTCGGCCTGAATCACGTCAAAGCCAGCAATCTCGCCGATCTGTCCGGCACGACGCATGTCCGACTGTTCCTCAGTCGCTTCGAGGAAGTTGCCGTCCTGAAGCAGGTCGTGGGCTGCGTCCAGATCAGCGATGAGCAGATCCGGATCGAAGTTGTCCTGCATGAGCGGACGACGGCCCGAAAGCACGTCGTCGTACGTGAACACGCCGTCCGAGTCCCCCTCGATCGTGCCACGGTTATTGTTCGCAATAACCTGGAAGGCCTGTCGGTTCATTTCCTCCGACATCTGTCGGGCCTGACGGTCGACCTGGTCTCGGACCACGTCGATCATGGCGTCTTCAGTGGCCTCGTGTGTGAGAGCAATCTCGAAGCCGTACTTCGAGAAGGTGAGGGACTCCTTGCTGTAGGTCTCCTGCTCACGCGGGAACTCAGCACCCTCTGCCACGACATCCGGGTTGCCGATCTCGTCGTCCGGCACCGGGAACTGGACTGTGTTGGAGTTGATCCCAGTCGCGTCGTAGTCGCGGAAGGCCTGTCGCCAGACCAGGTTCTCCTGGGTGATCTCTTCGACTCGGTCGCGGAGAATCGGGTGCGTCAGTCGGAAATCATCGATGTCCCCGACCTTCACTGCCAGTTCCTCCGCACTCATCTCGGAAATGTCAATTTCGTCTGTCATTGTAATATAATGTTACTGTGTATCAGTTCTCGTAGCGGATGAGGGCCACGTTGCTCCCATCTTTATCAGTACGGTTGGCTTCGTAGACTGTATAGTCGCTTTCACCAGTCCCAAGGACACCGTCGCCTGTTTCGCCAACAGTAGCAGATGCGGAGACATCGCCATCAACAATTGCCCACACAAGTCCGTGCGAAACCATCTGGATCGCTTCACCATCGCCGGCTGCATCGGCAAGGATGCCGTCAGAATCGTCACCATTCGTGGACGGCTCAACCGTAACGTGGTCACCCGTCGCTGCTCGGCCAGTAACCTTGACCGGCGTCCCACCGGCAAGCGTCCCGCCACTGTCGTTTACAACTGTAACCTGATCGCCGTGACCGAATTCTCGGTCGCCACCTTGCAGTGTCATTGTATTGTAGTAAAATTAGTTGTCAGTTAGTCGAGCACCGTCTCAACGTCGATGCCCATTTCGGCAAGCCCGATCTCGCCCGATCGAATCTTCTCGGCCTGTCGGTGCATCTTGCCGTCTTCGAGGTGCTCCGCAACTGCCTCTCGAAGTTCCTCTTCGGACATCTCGGACGGTTCGCCCTCCGAGAGTTCCTCTTTCGAAACCGAGCCACCGTCGGGTTCGGGGTCAGTCTCGGTCGCACCGAGTTCGCCAGTGACCGAGGCCTCGTCGTGCTCAGTCACCTTGTCGCGGAGTTCGAGGGGCGTGAATCGGTCCTGAAGCTCCTCGCTTTCGAACGGACTGTACTCGGCCAGTTCGTCCGCAAAGACGGTGCCGATCTCGTCCACGAGCCCGTTCAGTTCCTCGTACTCGTCCGTACCGAGCACAACCGGCTCCTCGTGGGCCTGCAACTCGTCCAGGGCGTCCTCGTCAACGCTGTCGAGTTTCTCCTGATTCTCGGCCAGTTCGTCAATCGAACTGTTCACGTCTTCGAGCCGGGATGCGAGTTCGTCGGCATCCTCGGCCTTGCTTCGAAGCGATTCCACGTCGTCCTGTTCGATGACTACGGGCTCGGACATCTCTTCGATCTCCTCGTCCGTGAGCGCATCATATTCGATAGTGTCTGTCATTGTAGTGATATCGGTTGTATCAGAAGTGTTGCCCACCGTACTCGACCCAGTTCGGGCGTCATTGTCCAGTGATGCAACCTGCAAGTTCGGCTGCGATGTCGCAGCCATCGATTCCCCGGCAACCGGTTCATCGAATTCGTCTTCAGCCCACGCGTTGATCTTCGACTGCAACTCGTCGGCCATGTCGTCGGAAATGCCGTCCACTTGGCCAGCCATCTGGTGGGCCGAGTCGAGTCCGTCGAGACTCAGGTCCCCGTTCGGGAACACAACTGGCAGGGCCAGATCGCCGTAGTTTTCCGGAGGCCACTCGCCGGTTTTCGAGACAATGAAGTGATCATCGATCTCGGACATGTTGTCCGTGTCAAAGTCGGACATGGCCGGCTTGTCCCATTCACTGTCGGCGTCCGTGCCGTCATACTCAGGCGTGTGCCATGTGGCTTCCAACTCGGCCGTCGATCCGGTTCGAACGGCGCTGGCTGACATTGACTCGACCTCGTGTAGTGGCTTCTGCATCGTGTCGCCAGTCTTAGTGAACTGGCCATCTTCTTTGTCGATGGCATCGATTTCGACCATGAGCGTGCCATCGTCGGTTTCGAAGCCAGCAATGGTGCCCATGTTACCATCCCACATTACGGTCCCATTGATATCGAGGCCGTTGATGGTTGCCAATTCAGCGTCGTGTCGGTCAGCATACTGTGCCATCTCGTCCTCGTGCATGCTCATATCGGCTTTCGACATGAGCGTCTGCATCGGCTTGATATCGGAATAGCCGGCCGTGATGGTGAAGCCAGTCGACTCCATCGAGCCATCATCGAGGCCCATAATCTCGACCATCACGATGTTCTTTGCCTCGTCAACGTGGACGATCTTTCCGAAGAGATCCGGCTCGACCTGCCATCGAACCAGGTCGCCTTCGTCCCACTCGGGCGCATCGCCCATCATCGACTTCGGCATGTCGGTTCGATCGGGCATGTTTGTCATGTCTGAATCGTCTGTGCGTCGTGCAAGACCGTTTTCTTCTGCCATTTCGTCCGGCACATCCGGAATCGAATCGAACGGATTGTACGCCCAGTTGAGCAGGCTAATGGCCCACTTGCTCGGGCACCCCGACGGTCCATCTCTGGGATCATCGGGCTCGTTCTCTTCGTCGGACATCCGGCTGATGAACGAGATCGTCCGTTTCGCATCCTCGATCTCGTCCGATCCCCACTCGGACTTGTTCGTGTCGAGTAGGTGCATATTGCGATCGATAACCGCTTCCGGATCGACAGAGGCCTTATTTGCACACGGATGATCGGCCCATCGTTCGAGATCACTGGCCGACATGTTGACGTGCTCGGACCACTCACTGTAGACCGAATCGAGATCCTCCTCGTCGCCTTCAAGCTCGGCTGCTTCGGCATCGATCGCAGCCTTGAATCGGTTTTCATCGTGGTCCCACATCGAAATCGAGTCTTCCTTGTGGGCCACCATCGTATCCGTGAATTCGCCCGATTCTGGATCGTAGTTCTCGATCAGATAGACCGTGCTATCACCAGCACAAATTTCCTGATCACCGTCGATCTCGTCGGAATAGCAACCGTCGGATTTCATCCCGCGCACTTTGCCGTGCCAGGTACCACCGGACGAATCGCCTTTGACCCAGTCGCCCTTGCTGTATTCAGCGAGTTGGGCCGTCGATCGTTCGACACCAGATTCGAGCGTTGCGACAGCACCAGATTTCGGCCCGGCTGCCATAGCAACAGCGCCCGACGTGTCGAGGCCACCGATCTCCGCTGTGTTCGACGGTGAGGCCCCTTGCGAGACGACCGACAGATTGTCGAAGAGGATCGATGTGACACGCTTCGCACCGGACTCGGTCTCTTCGAGTTCCTCGACCGGGTCGTGGTATGCTCTGGCACTTACTTCCTGAATGCCAGCAGCAACGTCTTTGGCCAACTGTTCGTAGTGTGAAGCGATCTCGGCTTCGTATCGGACCCCAACGCCCTCATCGTAGAAGGCCTTCGTGACGGTTCCGACACGACCGTCGCTGTTGTTCTGGTGATCGCGGACGAGCGGTTTGCCTTGCAACGACGACGCAGCTTGCTTCAGTTCAGCAGCCGGCCACTGCTTTTTGATACCACTGTTGCCGACTGTTACATCGCCAGCACCGAGGGCAATCCCACTAATCGTGTACTTGCCATCGGAATCCAATTCGGAGTTCAGTTCAGCAGTACCGACGCCGGCCTGCGAAACACTCCGAGTCGCTGCGTCACTCATAGATCAATTAGTTCGCCGTCGATCGGTAGGTGTCGCTGTACGCGAACCCGTGCCCGTTTTCGGCCGGATCGGAGGCCGGGTGGGTCCTGGCTTCAAAGTCCACACTGTTTCCAGTGGCACCAGTCACCTCAATCTCAACAATTGCCGTTCGACCAAGAGCCGTTGTTCCGGCCCCACCATAGTTACCAGCAGTCGGATTGAATACATCCTCTTCTACGACCGACTCATCGGCCGGGGTAATATTTTCAGGATCGTCGTCTTTTGCTACACGAAACGTCACTGTACATTCGTTGTCACCGGTCGCGTCTACTCGAACGGCATCGTGTCGCGGATGCCCATCGAAGTAGAGCGTCTCGGATTCGCCTTCAGCAAGGCTGACTGTCTTTGTCGGATAATTAACCATAGTTAGTTGTTGATTGTAATTCGACCGCGTTCGTACGCAAGCACGAAGTCCTCCCAGTCCATCGTTCGGATCGTGGACTTCGATCGGTTCCGTCTATACACCGCATGTCCGCCCAGATCGCCGAGCAACTCACAGGACGTGCCATCTAAGTCGAATCGCGTCCCGTTACAGTGGTCGATTGTAAACGGGAGCATATCGTCTGGCACATAGCGACCATCGTGTGCGAGTGAGTCCTCGGCAACACCAAACTCGGGTGCGTAGTTGATCTGCACTGTCTCCTTCGATCGGAAATCGGTATCAGTTTTCTGAGCAGACATCGTCGGTAATATAGACCGGATTGATTGACCACAATTCGTCAGCGACATTGAATTATCTTAGACTACCTTAGAATCGGTTTCTCCATCTTTCGGTGCCTAAGATTTCGTCCTTGAAGCTGCTGCACAGGCGTCGAGAGCCGATTTCTGACATACATCCTCTCCAAGTCGCCCCCATTTGTGTCCACGCGTCCAATGCGATCAAGCGAGCCGGTTTGTCTGATTTACGCCAACTCGGGGGCCAATTGTCAAAGCCAACTCCCGGATCATCAACACCGGGTACGTTGAGCAATTCCGATACGGATTTGTGATGCAGTTCAGCAACACGCCCATCGTTGAGCATTTTATAACTGGCTGCCATTTCAGCATCATCGAGGTCTTCTTCAGGATTATCGGGCATCTCGTTTTCGTCTCCGATAACGGTCTCCCGATCTACGGCCGTAATTTCATCTGCGGTATATGGCTTTGAGCCACCGCTAACTCGTGCCACAACATAGACATCATCACCTTCAGAACCAACTGTCTCCGTTTTGTCGTCACCAGTCGGCCACTCCATCGGGCCGGACATAGCAGCCACGATGGTCCCGTACTGCCCATCATCGTATTCGACCCACTGTCCCTCTTCAAGCGACTGTAGTTGTGCGACGTATCGTGCGCGTTTCATGCTGAATCAGCGTCAAGTTGTGTGACCGGAACGATTTCTGTCCGGCAGTTAAAGTGGAACGGGGGAACGGTTGGCAACGGATCGAAGCCATCGAAGAGCATGTCATCCGGCACATCAGCTTGGAACTGTTCACCAAGCGTCTGATCGGCATCGAACAGGGCCACTGATCCATCACCATCGTCACAGGTCAACTCCTTGCACAACGGCGTTGTGTTCGGATTACAGGGATTGATCAGTTCGACACCAATGATCTCGTCGTGCCGATCGTATTCGGCCATTTTGAGGGCATTGACGCCACTCATGATCTCGATCCGAGCCATTACATCGGCCCGCTCTCGAAGATCGTCGTTGTCAAAGGACTCGGCCAATCGTTCACCGACGACGGCCGGCGACTCATCGTGTTGGACAGCTTGCGTCGTGTTAACACGCGCAAATTCGTCCATATCACCGACCACGTTCTCGAACGAGTCGGCCATTGCATCGGACAGGAATCGAGCCCGCTGTCGATGCCGGGCACCCATATCGAGTTCGATCTGTGGCGAATGATTTGGTTGCGACAGTGTATCGAGTGTTGCTTCGATAGCTCGCTCGAAGTGGTCTCGGGAGCGCGGATCAATGCGAGCGTCACCAGTGGCCTCAGAGACGGCCCGAGCGATCGCTCCATCGAGTTCGTCACTGTTGCGGAGTGATCGGTCGGCCGTGTCCTCGAACACGCTCACAAGCTGCTCACGGACGTTCACGAGTTCCTCGTAGAGCAAGTCGGATAGATCGGATTCGATATCACGCGTGCTCACGAGTCGCGGATCACTCAGTTCTCCGACTGTTCCAGCCAATTCCGCGGTTCCGGGTTCTGTAGTGACGCGAAAGGAGTTATCAACTGACACAGTGCCAGTGTTTTCTGCACTCGATGAGCTTGAGTTAGCGTCAGATTCTGCTTGTCGTTCTTCTTCAACGTCATCCGGATCAGTGACGATATCATCGCTGCTGATAGCCGTAATGGGCTGCTCTTGCTCCCCATTCGTGGCTTCACTTGTGTAGCGAATGATGCTGCCTTCAACGTCTTCGGGTGCCACTTCGCCGTTCGGTCGGCCCAGATGGAGTTCCACGCTATCGGCCCCATCGAGGCCATAATCTGTTGCGACATCGCGGAGGTACGGTGTGAACAGTTGCTCGACTTCCCGACGAGTCTTCTTCACTTCTTTAATGAACGTCCGCTGCTGGGATTGGGCCACAGCCGGCGCGACGTTCTGGGCGAACCCGCCAGTTGCATACACCGGACCAGGAAGGCCGGACATGATCATTGAAATGTCGAAGTTGAGTGTGTCCTGAATGTCAGCCGTGTCGCCGGCAAACTCCTCGACGCTCACGTCGCCGGCCACTGCTTGCATCATTCCGGGACTGATCTGACCATCCTCGTAGGCCGAGATAAAGTTCTGCACTTCCTCTTCATTCCACGGGTTGTCTTCGTCGCCCAACTGAAAGATGATCTGGGGCCACGCTTTGAACTTGACAGCATCGTCGTTGTCCTGCAACTTTTCGAGCAGTCCTTCGGCACGACGGGCACTCGATGCGATCCGAGACGTGCCTCGTGGCTCCCCGATCTCGGCGTCTCGGGTCCATTTGATGACCTGGTCGCGTGTGTACACGACCTCGTTCGTCTGTGCCCATTGGGGCTTCAGTTCATCGAACTGTACGTAGGCCCCCATTTCACCATCATCAGTGAGCGGGGGTTGATCTCGGGACTGATCGATATCCGGATTGAAGGCCTCAGCTTCCGAGTCATCTGGTGCCGGAAGCATGGCCTTCCCAGGCTTCGTGTAGATTGTAATCGTATCGTTCTGCAACGGATACAGGGCCTGGTTTCGGTTTTCACTATCCGTGACTTTCTCAAGGAATACCGTGCCCTTGATCTCCCGTTCGCGGACCATTGACTCGATCAGTCGTGAGGCATTCACGTCCGTTTCCGTATTGATAATTGCGACGTTTCGGAAGTACTCAGTGAGTTGCTCTGCTGTCTCTTCGTTGTCACAGGTGATATACCAGCCGGGCTCAACGACTTCCGAAGAAAAGTTATCGATTGCCGATTTGATCGGGCCGACATTCTCGTAGAGCTTGCGATAAAAGTTAAGATCGTCTCGGGGCGGATCGTGTTCGAGTGCTCCGCCACGAATGAGGCCAGACGATCGCTCTTCACCCTGATAGCCTTCAGGTTCCGGCTCCTCATCTCTGGAGCCATCAATGAGTTCCGCAATCGACTGGCGTAAATTATCAAATCGGCCCATTACTTCGTCTCATATATCTCGTAATGGGGGTTCTTTTAAACCAGGGGCTATGGTTCAATTGAAACCGTGATATACTGTGTCGTAGGGAACGTTTCAGTCCCAGTTTGGTATTGGACAACAAATTCCCCATTATACACACCAGCATCGCTTGTATCAGACGCATCCCACTCGTATGCGACCTTTCCTGATTCGGCATCAGTGACAACCGCATCGGACTCAACAACTGTGTCACCGGACTCGGGCTCTGTCAGTACAAACTGAACGGTCGCGTTTGTCAGATCGGGATACGAGCCATCTTCGTTTTGCAACTGCCATTCGAGTCGAGGTTGTGTTGACTCCGCTGCGATAGCAAAGTCGTAGTTTCGGTTCACCCAGTCCGGTCGTGTAATGCCATCCATTGTTAGTTGTATCGAAGTCGATTGCTGCCAACGTGTACTTGATTCAGGTCCTCGTCTCGGGACATCTCGCCATCGTCTTCACCAAACGAGTAGCCTCGTTGCCCGTTCTCCGATTTGACCTGGCCGATCGTCTTCAATTCAGTCATGCCCTGTGCACCCATCGATCCAGTGCCACCGGTTTCAGGGAGCGCCCAGACTGCCAGGGCAAGTGAATCCGGGATATCGTCGTGGAATCCGCTCTTTGCGTGGATCGACAGGTTGCCCGACTTGGTCTTCTTGTAGCCGAGCTTTTCGAGTTGGAGCCGAATGTCCTCGTCGGCCGGCAAGTGGACGTTTCCGGCTTCCATCTCGGCCTTCATCGTCTGATAGACTGATTGCTTCTTCTGTGTCGACAGATAGACCGCGTTCACCTTGTTGCCGATTTTGTTTCGCAACTCAGCCACTGGTCCTTCCCCAACGCCACCCCGATCGATATTGATTTGCTCGAAGTTGTAGTGATTATCGAGTTGCTGAATGCGCTTTCGGGCCTCATAGACACCAAAGTCGTGCTTTTCGACCGAGAAGATATTGCCGTATTCATCGATCATCGAGAGTATCGTCTGATCGGTCCCCTCGGCCCCAAGGTCAGCCCCCAAGTAGAGTCGAGCGTTCGGATCGACTTCCTGCTGTTGTGACTCAGTCGCATACTGTGTCACACCACGCTTGACATCGTCGTTGAGGCAGGATTTGATGAGCGGGTTCGTGAAGAACTGATCACCGGTCGGAACGAACTCGCCCAGGATCTCCTGTTTGATCTGGTTCCGTGTCTTCCCTTTCTTGAGTTCTTCGATATCATCTTCATCGATCTTCGGGTTATTGTACGAAGAGACCTGTACTTTCTCCCACGGACTGTCCGACAGTTCGGATTCCTGGGCCTTGTCATAGAAGTAGCCTGAAGCCCCGTATGGCGTCGAAGAAAGCACGATTGTCCCCTTCGAAACGAGTGTCATGGGTTCGATGACCTCCTTGAAGATCGAATCCTCAACGAAGGCTGCCTCGTCAATAATGATCAGATCGGCTGTGAACCCACGGATCTTGTTCCCGTTTCGCCCAGTTGGGACAACTTTAATGCGACTGTCGTGTTCGAACTCGATCTCCGTTTGTGTACTTCGCTCGATGCCCCACTGTTCGTCGGCCAGTCCGGAATTGTTGATTTCGGACTGCAACTGGCTGAACAGTTCCGATGACTGACGGAGCGCATCGGCCGTGACCAGAACGAGTGAGCCCGGATGCGTGACTGCGTGGTGCAAAGCCATCCAGGATGCTGTTCGGGACTTACCGACCTGTCGACCAGCAACGAAGACCTTTCGGTCACTATCGCTATCAAGGAACCGTTTTTGGTACTCGAACGGCTCGATTCCTATCACATTTTCGATAAATGCGGACGGATTATCCCGCAAATACTCGTAATCAGTCAAGTCATCTGACATATACGATTTAGAATCCTTCCCGAACTGTCAACAGAAACGGTTGTGCATCGGTGCTATTTGACCCATCAGCCAGTGCTGCTGTGACAACAGCCGTCGATTCAAGTGGCAACCGACTCCGCGTATCGCCTGTCAAAACATCTATCTCCTTTTTTCCAGCAGAGACGTACGACATGCCACGCAATACTGATTCGTTAGATGGCGTGTAATCAGTTGCCACGGTATCGGTTTCGAGCCGACTCTCATCTGTTGCATTCTTCGATACTGGCTTCGTAAAGTTTTGTCCTGTTAGTGCTGATTCAGCATTGTACTCATCAAAGACAAACAGCCACACATCCTGATCAACATCAACAAACAGGTCTTCGATAGTAACAGACAGTGATGCCCGTGATTTCAGATTACTCATATCTCGTCGGACAGCAACCAATGGCGATCCTGCATTCGCAAACGGATCGGTTGCATTATCAGTCGTAGTCACTGTCTCTGAAATGTACGATCCACCAGTCGTCCGAGACTCCTCAGTCGTCCGACTCTGTCGTGGCTCGCGCCCAGATCCGTACGTCGAGAACTGCATGCCACCAACACGGGCACCAAGTGGGTCAGCAGTACCTTGATTCTCCACTGACACTTGCAGAGGCATATTCGGTGTGCCAAGCGATGGCGAGCCCTCGATCTTTTCCCGATGGACGACGATATTTCGACCAACTTCAGCATCGTTGATCATTATATAGAGCGCCCCTTGATTGTACCAAGTGAAGGGGAAATTATAGATATAACCAGTTTCAGGTGTGAATACGCGACCACTCGGTCCAGTCCCATCCATTGGATCGATGTTCCAGTCTGACTGATGCACGAATGCAACATTTTCATTGTTGCGCCTGATTTGCACGTATACACCGTCAGTCTCAAAGGATAATCCGAGTGCATTGATTCCGGACTGTGTCTCCTTATCCCACTCGACTAACTCGGCTGATATCTCCCCATGTGTCAGCGACACGTGATTATTCGAATCGTATTCGAGGTGTTCGGACGGAATAATCAGACCAAGCCCTGGTTCAGCAAGCGTATGCGAGATATACTGTCCTGGATACGACGACCGAATTCGAGCAATATCATCACTGTTTGCGCCCGTCTCGACATCGATCGATCCAGACGACTCGGAAAAGTGTGTCTCATCGAAGAGCACACCGTTCGAATACCAGGCATAGCCCTCCTTCGAGAGCCCATAGGACGGATCGGCTGCGAACTGGACATCGAGTTCAGCACTCTTCATCGCATGGAATGGGGTTGCAAATTCGGATAACGCATCCCCAACTTCCTTCGACACCCCGATGTTATTGGAATTGGAATTCACTGTGTGGCCCCAAGCGTGCTAATTTGCATCGAAGACATCGTGACGATCGTCTCCGAGTAGCTCGGTTTTGAAATCAAAAACTGGTCCGTCCCAACGGTCGCATCGGACTCGAACGTGTCAACGATATCCGTCGGCACTTGCATGATTTCTGGCCCGATACTGCCAGACGGTTCGACGCGGAAATGGCTGTTACCGGCTGTATGTCGGAACAGAATCGGAACTGGTGCTTGGTCATAGTAGTCCTCCTGTATTTGTGCATACAGTCGATCGTGTATCTTTGGCACCGAGACCGAGTCAGTTTCGACAACAAACAGCCCGTTGATCAAGTAGTATCCGCTGCTAAACTCATGAATGTGTGGCATTGTATTATGAAAGATCGCTGAACTTATCTGCAAGGGACTCCGTCGCTTCGGCTTGTTGCGAATCTGGGTCATCTAAGCATCCCAGCTCCTTTAATTTAGAATTCGTTGTTCTATCGAGCCGATCGTACGCCAGATTAGCCGGATTTTCGTCATCAACTTCGATCGGGCGTCCCTCCTCATCCTGACCGATCACTTGCTCCGTAATCAGACCCTTTTCCAGTTCATCATGCGCGTGCCAAAGTCGGTGTTGATCGATCGCAATCCGATACACCTCATTTACTTTGGCAAAGTTGTCGTCATCGAAGGGTGCGTTGTCAATCCATGACTCGGCCAGTTGCTCGACAAACGCTTTGGCCTCGTCATCGAGTTGTTCGTAGTAGTTCGATCGTTGCGCACGAAGCCCGTGTGTCATCCCATTCGTGTTGCCTTCTGGGGCTCCAGCAGATCCACCATGCACCCAACACCGACCACTGTCCATCGGATACCGTTCACAGTATCCCTGGTGATCTGTGTACGCGTGTGTGACGTACGGATCATCGTCTTCGATTGGCACTTCGACAGTCGAATCATCGTCTCCACCATCAGATGCCTCAGATCGCTTCAGAATAACTGCTGTGACATCGAAGCCTGACTTGAGGTGTCCGACAAGGTCACAGTATTGAGCGGGCTCATGCTCCCGCACATCGCCTCTCTCAATGATGACCGATTCAACATCATCTTCAGTCGTGTACACCGTGTCGGCTGTGTCGTCATGCACTTCGAGCCCGGCTCGATCATAGACCGTTGCGCCACATCGTTCAGGAAGAGGGTTCTCGGATACCATAATTACTCTGAGCGTATTTTACAGGAACAGCTTTTGTACCGCCCGAAAAGGCCGTTTCTATATAATCGGTAATGGAAGTTATTTTAAACCAATCGCCCTCAATCGTCTCCGAGTGCAGCCCGCTTCAAGTCCTCATACTGTTCGAGACTATCGAGCGCCCACTTGTACTCGAAGCCAGGCGGAGCATCGCCCATCCATTCAAGCAGATCGACTGTCTCATCGACAGAGAACCGGATCATATTCGAGTCAATCCGCGGTTCGTGTGGGAACGTGCTCCGTTCGAACATCGAACACACAGCAGCCGGCGATTCCAGTTCAGCACTCGCGCCCAATGTCGCATACGGACTGGCATTCGGATACCTGCGATCCCAGTTCAATGACCCGTCACACGCGAACCAGACCTTCATATCGATCGGAGTGAGCGTCAAGTCGTCGGCAAATCGTTTCCCATTCCCCCCATCATACCAGGACTCGTACTCGCTAAATTGGGGCATCGTTCTGGTTTGCATCACGTACACATCGTGATAGTCACTGGCATCCGCGCTTGGGTCACCATTATTCCGGCTCAGTTCGGCCCCACGATCGGCCGTCCGATACAACGAGACACCGGTCGTAAGCCACGCCAGTTCGTTGTCAAGCCATTCGAGGAACTGATCGTTGATCATGTACGTCTGTACAAATGGATTGCTCGTGTGGCGTCTCAGTGTCCCATCACCAAGCATCAGTCCGCGAACAAGCCGAGCCATATCAGGGGGCAACTCGGGATGCGGACAACTCCCATGCGACCAGTGATAGCCTGGTCGAGAAAATGTTTCGTCGCACTCGTGACAGACAACGGTGCCATCATCGTTCAACACTGGTTCATCGATAGATACCATATGCTATGACAATCGTAATGGAAATGCGAATAATACGTATCAATCAGACCCGACGTTGAGTCCGGTATCAAAGAAGTCCGTATTGTGATGGACGATCTTCCGAACAGTCCAGAGTGTATCTCGATCCATCCCAATGTCGTCCATCAGTGACTCGAAGTCATCTCGATAGACGATCCAGTCATCTGGGGTCCACGAATCGGGGTCCGCGTTTGTATCAGCATCGATAACCAGTGTAATCACACCCATAATGATT